AGATGACCAACTAAAATCATCTAGCAGAGGGGATAAGAGAAGTGGTTACATTGACCCTTTCATCACTTATAGTATAGTAATCCTATCTATAAGCATCGAATCCTGGATATGGCCTACTGTACAATACTGAGTATAACAAAATATACGGGTATTGAGTTTGAGATTAAAACTCTCACGGTTAATATTGCCTTAATCGGCGTATTACTCAGCCTATCCCTTGCTTAATTTAAGTTTATTGAATTTCATCATGATTCTTTTCATGAGATCACTTTCAACGGCTTTTTGAGGATATCTAGGAGAAGGTTGATTAATCTTCCCTTTATGTTCTTGAGCAAGCGTTCTAAAGTGTGAACGAATAATATTCGCTCGTTTCAGTAATAGTGAAGAACCTAGAGTGATAATGTCATTAATAGGTCTAAATTCTGAGGCGTTGTGTGATTCAGAAGAAATATCTTCGAGATCAACAAGACAAGTCCAAAGAGTATCTAGATCTAATGATTCATTAAAATCATAGGTATCTTTAACAGTTACCACAGTCTGATCCCAACTATTATGAATCTCTTCGTACATGGGCATCATTAATGCCTGAAGGGGTTCTCCTAGTTCTTCCCAAGCTTTAATAAAGTAAGGGTCGTTCTGAAATTTATCAGAAAAGAGAGGATCATATCTGGAATGGCTAGATAACATACTGAAAAAGAAAGATTTAAATTCAGATGGATTTCGAGGTAAGTAACTCTGTTTAACAGAATTAGCTGTTTTACGACCTAAATCCTTTAAATAATCTAATTGTTCTGGTATAATGTTTAAATTCCCTGCTTTGTTAAAAGCAGAAGAAGTTATCCATTCTTTATAAGTATTTAATTTCGAAAATACCATTTTGGGGTACGAAAGTAATAATAAGGCTTTCGCCATACTTCGTCCTAATTTAGTATATCTAGTATTAATACGAGATAAAGCTTTATAACCATGTCCAAGAAAGGAAAGGAGTTCAGAGATACGAATATCTCGAAAACCTTTAATACGGTTAAATAACTGGAGTAATCCTCTTATGTCATATTTGGCTACGGCCATTTCCCTGAAAGAAAGACCGGAAACATCTTCGTATTTGTAAACAAAACGTTTAGCAAATTCTAGAGATCCATTATCAGAAAGAACGGATTTGGATAAATTGATTCCAATATCCCATTCTTCTGCAAGCGCCAAATAGGCAGCAGCAACTCGTTTGTCGGCGATAACTAGATCGTCACCGAGTACTAGATAAAAGGAAAATTCTCTGTAACCAACGCGAAGCGCGGCTATTCGAACCATAATATGGTGAGTTAAGGCTAGCATCGCCCACGAAGACAGAGCTCCCATGGGTTGTCCAGCTGCATATTTAACAGCATGCACATACGGCAATTGTTTTCCGTCATTACCAGCTTTACTTAATTTCAAAAGGAGAAAAGGGTTATCCTTTTCAGCTTCAGGATCAATACCTAGAGCACTACAAGTAATTGCTTCTGGGTTCCAAACAGGTGTAGATAGTTGATACCATCTATCTGTAAGGAATTTAGCCCAAACAGCTCCTACTTTTCGTTCAGCAAAAATATCTAATATTTTTGCTTGAGCGGATACTGGAATACGATCAGTGGCAGCTGTAAGATCAAAAGAATAAACTTCTTTGATTTTATTGTTGCGTAATCGTTCCACAAATGTACTCAATGTCAAATCTTGATTATGAGTCGCATCCTCAGGTATCTTTCTAAGAAAATTAAATATCGCTTTGTGTAATGGAGATAACAACCATTGGGTGAAGCAATCGACCATGGCAAAGATTCTTATTTTTCCAGCCGGTTCAACTTTAAAGGATAATTTTCCTAAATAAAGTGAACGGAGTGAAACTTCATCGCTCTGAGAGTTTTGATTAAAATCAAAATCATCTCGGATACGATATAATACTTCAGATGGAAAGTGTACAACCGCTGATTGACAGAATTGAAGAATTCTGACAATAGGGTTCATTGCCTTGTTACCTCCGATGTATTTAAATCTTACAATAAGTTCGAATGCAGTCTTCCACATTTTGTTAAAGGAATATGCTCTTAAAGAACCAATTACAGCGTAAATAGAAGTAGAATAAGACGAAATGTTCTTATCCGCAACTGGTACGTTAATTGTATTAGGTGACGAAGATGAGATCCAAAAAGTACGCAAAGCGTCTTTGGTCACATCGGCTGCAACATTAGACTTAAATTGTTGTTTAAGTGATAATGTTGCTCGCTCTAACTCGTTAGTATTGATTATTGCCTTTGACGGCGTTATGATTGTAGATATTTTAAGTCTACCAGTGTAATCAATTACTCGATATACACTGAACAAAGTCAACCATAATCTAATATATAGCAAGTTTCCTTCACGGATTTTTGATCTATGAAGTTTAGGAATAATACGAGGTAAACCTCTATTAGTTCTAGAAACAGCTACACCAAGAACTTGTGTTGAAGAGTGCTGTGCACCCGCAAGGGCTTGCATTAGTAACGAAACACAACTTTTAAGGTACTTAGCCACGTAAGATGGCCCATTATGTTTATTCAGATAATATAAATATCGAACATAAGTTATAATAACTTTAACCCAAGAATTTGTGATAGAGCCTTTCACAAGTAAAACACCTCGTAAGAGATGGTTTACAAGTGGTCGCCCCGCTTTTACACGAAGCATACCCGAAAAAGAGGGTACTAATAATTTAATAATACGAAATGAAAAGTTGTTAAAAGAATTTAATAATTTTATCATAAGTATGTTATTTATAAGTACCATTTTTCCTTCAGTTTCCTCCTTTCAGAGGGCTGCAGGTAGGTTATACAACCTTGGATGGTTCCAATTTAGGATCGATAGTTATTTGTCAATAGTATTACTATAACCCACTACTCATTGACCTCAGTGAGGCCCTTTTCGTATATAATAAGGGACTAGTGGACACCAACTAACACCTAACATCTTTTCAGATGGTATAATAGGCGCATAGGATGATAAAACATCAAGAAGCTTGACGTATGTCACTATCTCGCTATGAGATAAGATAGAGCAGTAATGCC